TTACGCAGCATACTTTTGCTCGGGTTCTTTCGCGCTTCGATTGCGATCCGCAGCAGCCTCGCTAGGCTCTTGATTGGCGCCACCACCGTACCGATCCGCGAGCTTTGACATGGCCGCTTGGATGTGCGCGCCGTTTTGATGGCTATAGCGCTCAACCATCGACAAGTTCTTGTGGCCACTGATACGCTTAACAGTAGGCAAGTCCACGCCTGCCTGAACCAGGTGCGTGATTGCGGTGTGACGTAGTGTGTGTCGAAGTACTTGCTTAGGGTCTAAACCAGCTTCGATCACACATCGCTTAAAAGGCTTATCAAGGTTTACCGTTCGCCCATCTTTTGCCCCATGCGACGCAAATAGCCATGGCGACTCATGCGATAGCGATTCCATGTAAGTTTTCAAATACTCTCCGAGCCCAACCGTAATGGGCTGCTGGCGAGCGCCAGCCTTAGCCTTTGGGATATGGATGATTAAGCGCTCTAAATCGATATGCTCACGTTTGATGGTGAGGATTTCGGTCTTTCTCATCGACGTTTCCAGCGCTATCCGAATGAACGGATAAATCTGCCGGCTCTGATCCCTGCCTGCAGCCTCAAGTAAGGCCGCAACCTGTTCGACGGTCAGGTACATGATGCGGCCGTTATCTTCGCGTAAGCGCTTGATGACCGCTGGCCGATGATCGATCCAACCCCACTCAATGCCCATGGTGAAAAGGTGCGAGAGTGCAGCGAGCTCGCGGTTGATCGTCGCGGGCTTGGTCTGACCCGAATAAACAGGGTTGCCTCCAGGTCCATTGGGGCGTTTAACCTTCGCAGTACTTCGCAAGGCTTTGTAGCGCTCAACATCATGGGTTGTAATTTTTGAAAGCGTCGTTGCCCCAAAGAACGGCACAAGATGATCCCTAAATCGGTAGGCTTTCATATCGCGATCTTTTCCGCCAGTTTCCGCCATTCGCTTAAGATATTCCTGCGCTGCTTCAGCCAAACTCATTGCTACTTTTCGCCCCGCAGGCAGGTTAAGACGCTGCGCCTTGGCATCCTGGCGCAAGGTCTCGATGATTTCCTCAGCCTGCGTTCGCGTTGTCCCTTCAGACTCTCGCCCAACGATGCGATGAATCCGTTGTCGATCCACCATCACGTTGATTGAGAACACGCCATCCCCTGTTGGTTCTCGTGTAAACGTGATGCCATGTTCAGTGATGGATTGGCCGCGGCCGAGCTTTCGCATCTCCGGCCTCGTCAATTTTAAAAATGATTTACTCATGGAAAGCCTCTCTCAAATAGGCGTGTCTAGCCAACACTGAATCGACTTGTTCAACCTATCGCGCGATCCTTCCTCGCCGTTTGCCAGCGCTTTGATCTCATCCCAACAGGCACGCACAAGGGCGTGATTGACTTTGCCTTTAACCTCGAATGTGACCTTTTGCGACTCCTCCTCTGCCCAGTAAGCATGCGTCTCGATAATTCGGATAATCATTTGCTCCTCATAGGTCAATAAGTCGGGATAGTGCTTCGCAAGTCTTAGCAGTCTGTCTGAGGGATCGACATCCCATAGCCTTTTGGCTTGCATCAAAAGGCTCTCGCCCTCGCCAATCACCGTGTTCTCGAGGGCAGTCTCAACAGCCCACTCGATGAAATTAGCAAGCGATCGACGCTGCTTTCGGGCAGCAAGCTCACTCAAATATTTCATACGTGGATCCATGCGAAAGCCGAAGACTTCCGTTCGGTTGACCCCAGGCTTTGCCTTGCGTCTCGGTTCACTCATCATGTCCTCTTCATCAAAAGTTCTTGCAACATCAATTTAATTATGACATGACGTAGTTGTTTTGACAACATGAGATTAATCTCTTAACGTCAAAACTGTTCTTTTAACGTATTGAGGTTGCTGGCGATGGATCTACAAATCACAAAACCCACCATTCAGATGTACCCCGATGGACGCATGGACGCGGCCAATGCAGCGCGCTATGCAGGGCTGGCACCTAAGACCTTGGCGATGATGCGCTGCAGCGGCACAGGACCGAAGTTTGTAAAGCGGGGCCGCATCTTCTATTTCAAAGAAGATCTGGACCAATGGCTCGGTGAGCATCGCACCGTTAGCACAGCCCAGGCGCAGCAAATCAAACGTTCAGCCCTTGCCACAGGCTCTCGCAATCCCAAGGTGCGAAGCAAAGTGCTGTCTAAGGCATCCACAATTACCAAAGAGCATCTGCTGGAGATCGCACAGGCACACCAAACATCCCTGCTGAGCTCCTCACTGCGCACGTAGTGCGAGTACAGACCGAAGCATCCCCATTGTGCATCTCGCCAAGCATGGCAAGGTGCAGCGCATGGATGGTGCTTTCTACTTGGATCGGATAAGGATAGCTAAGGCCTCACAAACCTCAGCGCAAGCCTGTCGCTTATGCCCTGCTCGGTCCATTTGCCCGGCTGAGCCCTTTTTGTGCAGGAGGTGCTATGTGCTAACGATCTAATTTTCATGATCTCTCTTCTTCGTTCTATGTTTTACGACTTTCAAAGGAAAAATGATGTCTGGATTTAAATCCTCCATTCAAAGCACGCCCGTGCAACGATCAACGCCTGCGGCCAATGCCTCACAATTTGCCTTGGAGCGCGTTGATCCCATCGAGATTAGAGCGGTGATTGCCTACCCGTCGCTTGTTGAGCCTGATGCAAACGCAGGTGGCAAATATGGCGCTCTTTTTCTTATCACTGAAGTTGATGATCAAACGGCACTCATTGAGTTGCGCGACAAAGTCATTCAGCAAACGTTTCGCAGCCATCAATTGCCTGCAGGCGCTCACGATCCTTTGCGGCGTGCCGATGAGCGCGCACCAAACGGTGAGTACGCGTTCAAGCACCCTGCTTTTCGGGTGCCGCAAGCAATGGTCATACGTGCCAAGACAGGCTATCAACCCAAGTGTGTATGGGGCCCTGCTGAGACGCCCACTGAAGCCTCAGAGATTCACGGGGGCGATCATGTCGTCGTTGAAATCGGCTGTTATGGTTATAACAACCAAAGCCGTGGTGTGGGTTTGAGCTTGGGTCGCATTTGGCTCATTCGCAAAGGTGATGTGCGCATCGAACGGGGTGCTAATGCCTCGGCAGCCGTGCGTCGGATCGATCGTTCAAGGCTGCAATTTTCAGCAAACGACGCTGATAACCAGGCCGCTTGATGCATGTAAACCCTCGGTAGCCTAACCGCTATCGAGGGGTTTAGCTGGGCGCACGGCTTGTCGATCAATCCCCTGTTCATCCGTCGTTACTTGCAAAAGACGGTGACACAGCCCCCTTTGTAACACCGCATCCCATGAATCAAGCACGAGAAGAAGGTGAGTACCTCATCCCGCCTGGTGCGCTTCGCCCCTGGCAGCGCGACGCTGCGTGGCGGCTGACCCAAGCTCCCTATTTACTTTTAGGTGCTCAGCCAGGTGCAGGCAAAACCATCACAACCCTGACTGCACTTGCCGATGCGCCAAAGCGCACGTTACTTGTAGCCCCTGAGGTGATTCTCGATACCGTGTGGTCACAAGAAGCTGCGCGCTGGGAGCACACGGCCCATTTACGCTTTGCGATGGCGCACACCCTTAGCGGCCACAGGCGCGAGGCCGCTTGGTTTTCCAAGCAAGGTGATCTTGTGACTTGTACGCCAGACACCTTGGTTCGATTTCTTGAATCGGTCTCTAAATACGAACGACTTCCTGTGGCAAGGCTTGTGATTGATGAGTCCCAGCTCTTTAAAAACCCTGCTGCTACCCGCACGCAGGCTTTGCTTGCGGTCTCAGAGCACCTTCCCACCTGGCTCTTATCAGGCACACCGACACCGAACGGTGTGCTGGATGCCTGGGCACCAGGCTATCTCTTATCCCAAGGAGATGCGTTTTGGCACTAAGTCTTATTGCTGACTTTTATAACTGGCGCAAGCGGCACTTTGTTGCGATCAATGAGCATCGGTGGCTTGCAAGGGATGCAGGCACTGAAGCGCTGATCCGCAAGCAGCTTGCCCGCTATGCCTTTGCCATCGAACTGAATCAGAGCGGTGCTTCAATCCCTGATCCCCTTTATCAGCGTCTTCACTTTCGCTGGGATAAAGCGCATCGAGAGCGCCTGCAAGGCTTACTTTCCGATGGCGCATTCACCCTGCCCCAAGGCACACGTATGGCGCCACAAAGCGATGGGGCAAGGCTCTCAATGCTTCGCCAACTAAGCTCAGGGTTTATCTATGAGCATGCATCGCGACCTGAGCACGAAACATTGGCAGAGCGATCAGATGCCTGCCAGTGGCTCTCGCAGGCTCGCATCCGTGCGCTTTCAGACTGTGTGGATGGCGCTCAGGGTCCCGTGCTTGTGGCTGCATTTTTTCGTGCGGAAGTTACAGCCCTTCTTTGCCACTTCGGTGCGAGGGCAAAAGCCATCAGTGGTCAGACGCAAGCCGCTGAGCGCTCAAAACTTATTGATGCCTGGAATCGCGATGAGATTGAAGTCCTCATCGGTGTTCCCGCAGCCATGGGTCATGGCATTAATTTACAGCTTGGTTCGTCTCGCACCCTTATCTGGTTCACCCATAGTTTTGACTGGGCGCAGCGCGCTCAAATGAATGCCCGCCTTATCCGTGCCGGGCAAACCAAAACGGTCTCGATCATCGATATGGTTGCCGATTGCGGCATTGATGCCCCGGTGTTGCGCGCCCTTGAACAAAAGCAAGCCGGGGAAGCTGCCATGTTTGAAGCAATTAAGGGAGCGCAAGGGGTAACACATCAGTTATCAGCTCTTGGCACTGGAGCGCTGGCATGAGCACGCGCTGCTGCTATGACTTTGAGATCGCACCGAATGTGGCTTTATTGGGAATCAAAGCACAAGGGGAGCCTGCCGAGCACTTAGTCATTACCGAGCCCATAACGGCTGAGATTGCTGCTGAGATCGATACACGATTGAGTGATCGTGAAGTCACAGGCTATAACAATCTAGGCTTTGATACCTACTTATTGGATCGATTGTTACATGGCGCAGGCCCTCAGACACTCTTTGAGCTATCAAGTGCCATTATTCAAGCCAAGGGACCTGCCTGGATGGTTGCTCGTGACTATGGTGCACAGTCTAGTGGCTTTGATGAGCTTGACCTTATGCACTACACCCCGCGCGGCAGACTTAAGCAATACGAAGCGCGTCTGGGGCTTGCCATTGAAGATTTGCCCTTTGATCCCACCCAAGCGCTTGAATCGTCGCAACTACCCACCGTTGTGGCCTATTTAGAACACGATCTGCTTGCCACAGAGACCCTTCGAAGTGCTGTTGACAGCGATGTCAACGCTCGAGAGATTCTAGCCTCACTTTTTGGCGTGGAAGGTTTGCGGCGAAAAACCGCAGCCAACGTAGCCGCAAGCATCATTGTGAGCGAGTACCTGCTTGAGCGCCCGGACTTAACACTCTCGGATGTGCGGCATGCCGCAGCTGCCATGCGCAATACAAGCTTTGCCTTTGAAGTGCCCCCATGGGTACTTGATGGTATCGGTGGCACCCTTGCCTTTGATATCGCCCAGTCGATTGAAGGTACCGTCTTTGAAGTGATCGATGGTGTGCGCCAGGCGCCTGATCGAACCTGGCCCAAAGACATCTTGCTTGATGCATCCGATGGGTTAATGGCAAGTTTTGGGCTTGGTGGAATTCACACTCAAGATAGTGCTTCTCGGTATAGCGGTCTAAGTTTTGATGTCGCATCGCTTTACCCCAACATCATCATGCATCCAGCCTGTACGCCCGCGCATTTGGATGAATCACACTTTCACGCGGTTTATAAGCGACTCATTGATCGGCGGATGCTGGCTAAGCGCAGTGGCGATAAGGCAACCTCCGATGCCTTAAAGCTTGTGCTTAACGCCTGCTTTGGCGCATTTAACTATCCCTACTCGCTGCTCTATAGCCCACAAGCCTTTTTAACCATCACCGTCAGTGGCCAGCTCTGCCTACTTGCCCTTGCCGATCGCATTCAGCGGCTTGGGCGTGATGCAACACGCAGTGATCGCCACAACAATACTCAACACCATGGTGATTCCCCCTTCGTCGCGAAAGGAAGTCCCGATGAGCCATGACCGCACACGTGTTGTGTCACTTAACACGGACTCGGTCACGCTTCAAGTTGCAAGGGGTGATGAGCAAGCGGTGAACGAGATCATTGCCGCATGGGAAGCGCAGTTTGGTTTTCAGATGGAGCGCACCGAGTTACTCGATCATCGTGCACTGAATATCAATAACTATATCGAGCTATCCCAAGAAGATGGCAAGGCGGCACAAATCAAAAGCAAAGGTGCACTTGCTCATGCACCAGGTATTGCCGCCGATCACGACCGCTTAATTGTGGCCCAGGCCGTTGGGGCCTGGATGCGTGAAGGCACACCGATTGAGCAAACCATTCGTTCAGCCATTGATGCGCGCGAGATCTTGCGCTTTACCGAAATGCGATCGGCACCCTCGGGTGCTCTTTTGTTGGATGCCAAGCCCATTGGGCGAATCTGTCGTGTGTATCGATCAACCCGCAACGATTTACCGGTACTTACCCGTGCAGCGACAGCGAAAGCTTCAGCACAGACCCTGGAAGCTGGCTTTGCCGTGCTTAAAGGTACACATTGGCCAGAGGCGGATGATCTTGATGAAGCCTGGTATGTCAACCAGGCCAAGCTTTTGATCGCTCAAACAAGTATTGCTTATAACCCTTGCATGAATGCCAAAGCGAAAGAGCTTGAATCATTGGGGCTTCGTGTGATGGCTCGGGGCGGTGCGGCGACAAGGGCAGGATCTGATGGCAAACCTGATACCCATCACTGGGTTCAGGCGATCGGCCGCAATGTATCGGGGGATGAAGCACTTGGCGTGCGATTGACAACAGGGCAAGGCTCAACAATTGGCAAAGGCTTCATTGCAGCCAAAGGGCCACTTCACCATCCTGACTCAAAGGTACTTACCGTGACAGGTTTGCATGGCGAGCACCTTGAGGTTCACGCACTCAGTGCCTCGCAGGCTAAAGCCATCGCGCAGGGCAACCCCGAGTCAGTAGGCATCGAGCTTCAAAGCTCAGGTGTGGTCGAAGTACTCAATCCCACAAATGGGATTGACTTCGTCCCTGATGTACAAGCCGTGTCAGACGCGCAAACAGTGTCAGAGGAACAAAAGACATCGGAGGCTCGAGGGGTATCCGAGGTTACAGCCGTTCTGGAGTCTAAGCCTGACGTACCACCTGGTGAAGCAAAGGTGGTTCCATCACTCACCCATGCATCCCAAGATCACCCAAGTCTTAATAACGATCAGTTTCTTCAAGTGATGTTTGGTGACGATTTACCGTTTGCCTTTGTGTGCTCGCATCAAATCCCACCCGATCACCCTGATGAAAGCAAGCGCTTAGGGATCTGGCAAGGCGGATCGTTGCAATACGCCAAAGGTTTATATCAATTAGCAGAACGTCAAAACTACACCTGTGTAAGCGCCTTCACACCGGATGATGAAGGTATCTACAGGCGTCAACAGTCGCATTTCTTAGGACTCTACTTTGTTGTACTTGATGACATCGGTACCAAGGTAGCTATCGACCCTCGAACGCTAGGGCTTGGTGAACCCACACTAATCAATGAAACCTCCCCCGGTAATCATCAGTGGATTTATCGACTCAGCACACCCCTCCATGATCTTGGGCAAGCGAGCTATCTCATGCGTGAGGTGCTTGGCATGCCCGTTCAAGGGCACTTTTTAACCGACCAAGGCGCCAAGGGTATTGGTAGGCTTTGTAAGCTGCCTGTGGGTTGCAATTTAAAGCTTGCGCTTAAATCACCATGGACAAACCGCACCATTGCATGGAACCCAGAGCTTGCCTATGACGCGCAGACGATTGCGGCCTGGTTTGGCGCTGATTTAAATCACGCCTCACCCATGCGCACGCCTGCTCAAGCGGCAGACGATGCCTCCGATCACTCGCTCATTGTTGCCTTACAAGCCGAAGGCTTGCTTAAACGTCAGATAGCCTCAAGTACCGGGTGGTGGGAGATTCGCTGCATCCACATGCACCTTCACACCAAAGGCGTTGATTCGGGTGCGGGGGTAAAGGTAAACGCCAATGGCAGCTGGACCTTTCGCTGCCAGCATGCGCATTGCGAAGCCTTAAAGCCTCGCGATCTTTATCGGTATTTGGTTGAGCGTGGCCATCAACTCACACCACCCCAAGCGGCTCTTAGCGTGTCGCGCATTGATCGCTCAGTGCTTCAGTTTGAAGATGACTCCTTTGCCTGGATGGCGCCCGATGATGGTCCTTGGGATGAACCGTATTATTTTCCCGATCCTGAGCTCGTAACGCAGCCAACACCTGGTCGTAGTGCGGGAGGGACAGCCACAGCAAAACCCACGATTTATGTCGATCCTGGCCTATTGCCTGCCATCGTTAAGCAAAGCTGTGCGCTACTGGATGCCGTGGTCTATAAGCGAGGCGTGCAATTGGTGCGCATTGGACGTGGGAGCGAGCTGGCAGACGGTGTCATGCGCCTTGGCTCGCAGCCCGTACTGTTGCCAGTCACCCGACAATGGATTATCCGAGAGCTCACCGAAAAAGCAAGCTTTGAGCGCTGGGACAAACGAACTCAAAACTATAAAGTTATTGATTGCCCCACAAACATTGCAGCAACCATTGAATCGGGGACCGATGATGAGACCTTTAACCCCTTGGTTGCACTGGCCAGTGTGCCGTTTTTGCGAGCCGATGGCTCCGTAGGTGATACCCCAGGTTATGACCCAGCCACTGGGCTTTACTACGCACCGACGCTTTCCTTTGCACCCCTTAGTGCTCACCCTGACTGGCATGAGGCGCGCGCTGCACTTGATCAATTGCTAGATCTCGTTAAGCAGTTTCCATTTGCAAGCGATGCATCGCGCTCGGTTTTTTTAAGCGATGTGCTCACTGCGATCGCAAGACCCACCCTGCCCAAATCACCCGTGGTGCTTTATAGCGCCACGATGGCAGGCACCGGCAAGACGCTGATTGCTTCACTGCCCAATCTCATTGCCTATGGCTATGCCACCACCCACCCCTGGCCGCATGGCAATGATGAGGAACTGAAGAAGATCTTCACCTCGATTTTACTTGCAGGCGATCCAGTGGTTGTCTTTGATAACGTTCCAAACGGTGCGATGATCAAAAGCGCAGCACTTTCTCAATTTGCAACCTCTGACGATTACGCTGATCGAAAACTTGGTGAGTCGGTGCGGGTGCGCTGCAAGAACCGAACGCGGGTCGTACTCACGGGCAATAACGTCACACTGGCAAGCGATAACGCAAGACGTACCCTTGTGTGTGATTTGCAGTTAGCGGTCGAATCACCGCGCGATCGAGGCGTTATCTTTGAGCAGCCTGCACTTGCAAGCTTTGTGCTTGCCAACCGCTCACGCTTGATTCATGCAGCGCTCACCGTCTTGCGAGCCTACGCGCTGCACCCTGAACCCTTGAGGCTCCCACCACTTGAGTCCTTTGAAGATTGGTCCTGGCGTGTTCGCGATGCGCTTATTTGGCTCGGTCAGGAAGATCCCGTCAGTGCGGTGCGCTTCGATAACGAAGGTACCGGTGAAATTGCTCAAGCCTTTGAAGCCATCGCCGTAACGGCAACGCTCAAGTGCCGAAAGGCGATCAAGGGAAAGGCCTTGGAGTTTCGTGCCAATGAACTGGCACAGTGGGCGTTGCATACAGGAAGCCTTCGAGATGCCCTTGAGATGGCAGGCTGCAGCGATGCCACAAGCACGGCAAAACTGGGCTATTGGCTGCGCGCGCATCGCAATCGGATCGCTGGCGGCAGAAAACTTGGGTGTCGTATCGTTAACCAGGGTCGGCAGCCCAATCAATGGTTTATCGAGCTTTCCGAAGAAGAAAACGATGCATAAGTCGTCATCTTCGGGTCGCTTTGACTTAAAACCTAGGGGGATGAGGGTAACCGAGGGGGATGTTTTAACCCTCTATAAGCAAATTGCCAGTGGCAATTTAAATATATATGGCTGGAATATACCCCCTCATTACCCTGATCCCCCTACTCGGCAGGATTTACGCCATGGAGCAGTGCCATGAGCAAGATGTCCCGCACCAAGGGTCAAGTCGGTGAACGTGAGGTGGCGCTTGAGTTAAGCCGACTTACGGGCAAGTGCATTCGTAGGCGCGTTCGTAACGCTGCGGGCGACAGTGATCTGGAAGGTCTCAATGGTTGGTCCATTGAAGTTAAGCGCCACCGACGCGCTTCACGTTCTGATTTGCATACCTGGTGGGATCAAACGGTGCGCCAGGCTCAAGGGCTTCGTCCTTTACTGGTCTATCGGCAAGACCGTGACGAGTGGCGTGCCGTATGGCTTGCTGCTCAAAAGGAAGCTAGCAGTAAACAAGACTATGAGCACACCCTTGAGTCGAGTTTGAGCACCTGGGCACAACTTAACTGGGAGCAGGAGCAAGGTGATGGTTGAACTGATCAAAGATAGAGATCAACTTGACGAACAATCAACTCTTCCCACGGGCATGTCATGGATGGTTCAAGCGTTAAGTGCGTTGCCAGTAAAAAAGCAATCGTCTGAGCCCAAAAGGTTTGCGACCCATGGTGTGATAAAGCCCGGGTCAACGACCGATAAAGTCTTTCGGTTTCTTCAAAAGCACCCTACCCGCTGGTATCGGTTAAGCCAAATTGCTGTCGGCACTGGTTGCAGAGATAAAACGGTGTCCTGGGCCTTGCACCAACTCAAAGAGCAAGGCCTTGTCGAAGCGGTGACCTTAAGCCGACAGGCCAACAGCCGCTATTTGCGCTACTGCATCACACGCAATCGCGCCATCACCTAGACAAGCATGGCAATAAGGCATCGCTACAAAGACAAACATAGGACTTGCGCATGACCGAGAATCTCACCCCTGTTGAAGAGCGCTTTGCCAACGAAGTGGCCCTTGGCAAAAGCCAAGCTGCAGCCTATCGCATTGCTAATCCCAGATCGACAAAGTGGAAAGATGGCAGCGTCTACGTGAAGGCTTCGCTCATGATGGGCAAAGCTAAGGTAAAGAAAAGGATTGCTGAGATCCAACAGCTGCTCTTAATCCGTACCCTCTGGTCCCGCGAACAGAGCGTCATGGCCCTTAAAGAAGTGATCAAGGCACCCGATCGCAAAAGTGATGTAGTCGCAGCCGTTCGCGAGTTAAACGTGATGCATGGTTTTCATGAGGCTCAGAAGATTGAACATTCTGGGGCTATCACGAGTATCGAACGGCGCATTGTGGATGTAGTCACTATCGATGCTCATGCGGCTGATGCAGCACTAAACAAAAAAGATCGCCGGTGACTGTCAAGCTCGGAGCAAAGATTTTTAGTTGCTGAGCCTTCGTTTACTGTCCTATACTCACTCCAGCAGGTAAATCCTGAGCCAACCGGGACGCCAACAAAGGTATCCTAAGCGCGCTGTAAGCGCGTCGGCCTCAGGGGCTGTTAATCCTTCGCCAAGCATGGCAAATAGAAGACCACCAATACACTTCAATCGTGCGCCGAGCGTGCTCGGAATGCGAATAGGTGTTGCCCCTTTCTTTTGTCGTAATCGGTTGGATGAGAAATCAATGAACCAGCAAGCCTCACATCGGTCGTTCTGAACATTTGAAAAGTTCTAACAGACGGCTCATGGTTATCTCGTCTCATGCAAACCCTCATCTTTGAAACCGCTCGCGTTTTTGCACCGCTGCTTGAACCAGCACGCTATAAAGGGGCCTACGGTGGCAGAGGCTCGGGTAAAAGTCACTTTTTTGCGGAGCTTTTGATTGAAGATCATTTGCGACAGCCAGGCTTGCGTTCCGTGTGTATACGCGAGGTTCAAAAGACACTTAAAGAGTCAAGCAAGCGCTTGCTTGAAGATAAGCTTGCAGCCTATGCGTTAGATACGCGTCATGGCTTTAAAGTCTACAACGAAGTGATTGCTGCACCAGGTGATGGGCTCATAACCTTCACAGGCATGCAAGATCACAACGCTGAATCGATCAAATCACTAGAGGGCTATGGCAGAGCGTGGGTTGAAGAGGCCCAAACGCTTTCTGCACGATCGCTTGCGCTTTTGCGGCCAACCATCAGGCAAGAAGCTTCTGAGCTTTGGTTTAGCTGGAATCCAAGAAGAAAGACCGATGCCGTGGATCAACTCTTGCGCGGGGTCACACTTCCGACGGGCGCGGTGGTTGTGCGAGCGAACTGGTCAGACAATCCTAAGTTCCCTTCTGTTCTATCCCAAGAGCGCCAAGACTGTTTGATCACGAACCCTGGCCAATACGATCACATCTGGGAGGGCGGCTATGCCACCGTGCTTGAAGGCGCTTACTTTGCCAAGGACTTAAACCTTGCACGAGCACAGGGCCGTATCGGTAAGCTTGCCGCTGATCCATTGCTCAGAACGAAGCTCTTTTTAGATCTTGGTGGAACGGGTGCAAAAGCCGATGCCTTTGTGATTTGGGTGTGCCAGTTTCTGGGCCGAGAGATCCGCGTGCTTAACTACTATGAAGCTGTGGGTCAGCCGCTATCAGCACACCTTGCCTGGCTGCATGCTCAAGACTTAGGGCCTGCCAAAGCCGATATCTGGCTGCCGCACGATGGTTCAACGCACGATCGGGTGTTTGATGTCTCTTATGAATCAGCGCTTTGCCAGGCGGGCTATTCCGTTGAAGTGATTCCCAATCAAGGCCGAGGTGCTGCGATGGCACGCATTGAGTCAGTGAGACGCCTATTTGGATCGATATGGTTTAACGAGGCAACGACCACCGCAGGCATTGAAGCACTTGGCTGGTATCACGAGAAAAAAGATGACGTTCGCATCATCGGGCTGGGACCTGAGCACGATTGGTCAAGCCATGCGGCCGATGCTTTTGGGCTTATGTGCATCACCGCTGAAAACGGTTTTCGGTCAGCAAGACTAACGGGCTTTAAGCGCAAGGGCAGCGCGATGGCGGTTTGA